CAAGTAGATATATTGAGTTCTAGAATTAAAGTTTTAAGATCTCAACAAAATACCGTATCCTCGGCACATACTGCTTCTTCAATATTAGTTGAGGACACAAGAAAGTTTACAGTTACTTCTCTTCCCGAGAACAAAGTAATCTTCAATCTGAATAAAGAAATTTATTTTAACCCTAAGGAATCAATTGGTTTAGGATCATTAAGTGGTGTTGGAATAGGAACTACTTTATCTTTTTCAAATCCGGGAGCAGGAATAACTCAAATTTTTATACCAACGCAATCAATTTACCTTCCAAATCACAATTTAAAAACTGGAGATGTTCTATCATATCATAATAATGGTGGAAGTTCAATTGGAGTTTCTACAAATGGATCTGTAGGGTTTGCACTCTCAGATTTCTCAGTGGTTTATGTTGGCAAAATTTCCAATGACTTAATTGGAATATCAACTTATAAAATTGGAATAGGATCTACTGGAACATTCGTTGGTATTGCAAGTACAACTTCATCAACCGGTCTTTTATACTTTACTGGAATAGGCACAAATGTCTATCACAGTTTCAGAACAATAAAGGAAAATGTTGTAACTGCAGAAGTTAATAAAAATGTAGTAACTGTTTCTACAGCATCTACCCACGGTTTGTCCTTAAATGATACTATCAATGTTCAGGTAAATCCAGGAATAACAACGACAGTAACAGTAAAATATGATAATTATAACAGAAGAATAGTATTTAATCCAAAATCGTTTACTTCTGCAGATATTGATATTTCAAACAACACAATAACAATTGCGGATCATGGATTCAATAGTGGCGATAAAGTAATACACACTTCAACATCTCCTTCTGGAGGTCTTTTAAATGAGAAAATATATTACATATTCAGATTTAGTAAAGATAAAGTTAAACTATGTTTAAACAAATATCAGTCTCTTCAGTTTAATCCAGAAGTAGTTGATATATCATCAGCATCCACGGGAACTTTATCACCAATCAATCCGCCGATTAATGCATACAAAAATAATACGATTAAATTTGATTTATCAGATTCCTCTCTATCAAATTTAAGTGGATCTACTTTGTATTCTGCATTTGATTTTAATCTTTATTCAGATTCTCAATTTAAAAATGTTTTTGATTCCTCCAAAAAATCAAATTCATTTGAGGTATCTAAAGTTGGACAAATTGGAATAACAACAAATGCATCACTAACCCTTAGAGTATCTGAATTTTTACCAGAAACATTATATTATAAGTTTTCTCCAATTAATTCCCAATTTGTATCTCAAGTTAAAAAAGAAGTATATATTGACGATGAAGTTTTAAATTCAAATCAAATAAAAATAGTAAATAGTCTATTTAATGGAACTTTTAGTGTATCTGGAGTTGGAACAACTGCATCATTCACATACAATTTAGGTCAAACACCAGAAAAATCAAACTATAGTTCTAATGAGGCATCAATTAAATATACAACAAATTCTTCGTCAGCAAATGGAGAAATTTCAGATATTTCTATAACATATTCTGGAAAAGGTTATCCTAATGTAGTTGGAATTTCTACAATAATTTCACTAAATGGATCAGGTGCAATTCTTGAGGCGTCTAGTAAATCTATAGGAAAAATTGTTTCAAATCAAATAGAAGATATTGGATTTGATTTTCCAACAGATAAGACTTTAAGACCAGTCTGCAATTTACCTGAAATCTTATTGATGCAACCTCTGTCATCATTTGCTGAGATCGGCATTACTTCTGCGGGTAAAAACTATACAATAGCACCTAAGTTGGTTGTTGTTGATGGATATACTGGAAAAGTTGTTGATGATGTAGATTTATCATATAAAATTGGCGACACTAAGGTAAAAATACTAAAAAATACTTTTGGTATCTACAACACAACACCAAAGATTATTCCAACAAATAATCAAAATGGAATAGGAATCAATAATATTTCATATAACAGTGTTACAAAAGAAGTTAGTGTTGGATTAAATACCGGATTTAGTGATTCTTTCCCATTTTCCGTTGGAGACAAAGTTCTTATTGAAAATGTCAGTGTTGGTATTGCAACAACAGGATTTGGATACAATTCGGAAAATTATAATTATTCACTTTTCACTTTAACAAAAGTGCCTGCAGGATCAAGTGCTCTTGGTGGAAGTGTTGGAGTTGTTACTTATAGTTTAGATGGATTATTAAAAGAGGGAACAATACCAGGCAATTATGATCCATTAAGATCTTCTGGTAGAATAATTTCAGAAAAAGATTTCCCTGTTTTTGATATTAAACTGAAAAAGAATGATTTTATTTTAGGAGAAACTGTTTCCTCTAATAATAATACTGGAAAAGTTGAAAGTTGGAACAATGAAATTGAACTATTAAAAGTTTCCACAACAAAAGACTTTAATGTTGGTGACGTTTTAGTGGGACAAACATCAAGAACTCAAGGTGCTATTAAATCAAAAATAGATTTTAATGCAGAAATTAAAACAGGTCCAGCTTCTATTGTTAAAAAGGGATGGAATAGAGAAACAGGATTCTTAAATTATAACACAGAAAGAATTTCTGATAATAATTACTACCAAAACTTCTCATATTCATTGAAATCTAAGGTTTCATTTGAAACTTGGAATGATTCAGTAAGTTCTCTCAATCATACATCAGGATTCTTAAAGTTCAGTGATTTAATTATCGAATCTCAGGATCCCAATTTTAAGGGAGTTAGTTCTAACTACAGAGGAGGAGACATTGATATTGTTGTAGATTTATATGGCGAAATAGACACAAATTGCTATTCTGATTTTGACTTGGTTACAGAAAATTCTCTAAGTTCTGGAGGATCAACAATTTCGGATGAAATCTATTTCAGTTCAAGAGTTCTCACCGACTATTTTGAATCTTTTGGTAACAGGGTTTTAGTTATTGATGACATTAGCACTCAATTCAATAGCAATCCTAGATCAACAAGATATTCAATTGTAGATACTTTTGATGTCAATCATAAGTATAAAAAATATTTTACGTACATAGTAGATAAAAGGTTTACTGGAGAAAGACAATTCTTAATTGTTTCTCTGTTGCAAAATGGTTCAACTGGATATTTAAATCAATATGGTAGAGTTGAAAGTCAATTAGATCTTGGTAGTTTTGATTTCAATATTTCTGGAACAGAGGGACAACTTTTATTCTACCCAACAAAATATTCAGTAAATAATTACAATATAAGTTTTGCTTCTTTTGATCTTGATACTTCTATTTCTGGCATAGGATCCACTAGTTTAGGTGATGTTGTAGATATCAGATCATCAAGAATAATTGCTCCTGCATCTACTCCAACAACTATTGTATCATTTGCTTCTACATATAGATCATCCAAGATTCTTGTTGAAATTGAAGGAAATGATGGACAATTTGAATCTAATGAGGTAAATGTAATTCATGATGGAACTGATGTAGAATTTTTAGATTATGGACAATTAACAGATCATTCTTCAGATGCGTTTTCTAGTTCTGGTTTAGGAACTTATAATGCTTACATTTCTGGAGGAGATGTAAAAATTGACTTTACTCCAAATGTTGGAATAGCAGCAACAATTAATGCTGTAAGAGTGTCAATAGCAAGCACGTTGTCCACTGGAATTGGGACACAATATCTTGGATTTGATTCTGAAAATATCGCTTTTGTTGATTCTTCCTACACATCAATTGCATCTACTTCTTCACCAACAGAAAATATTATTGCCAGATATAGTAACACTAGTCCAAGTGATCATACCTGTGCATATTACCTAATAAGTGTGGAGGATACAACAAACAACCAGTATGAAATGTCAGAGGTTATTATTTTAAACGATGGCACAAATGCATACATTACAGAATACGGCAACCTAATAACAAATTCTGGATTAGGCACTGTTGGAGCTGCAGTATCTTCTTCATACACGAATCTATACTATACACCAATTCCAAACATTAATACACAAGTTCGTGTTTTCCAACTAAGTCTACAATTAGTTGATTTAGAAAATGTTGCCTCATCTGAAATAGATTTGAATAATTCATCAATTAGTGCTGGATTTGGTTTTTATCGAGGAACAGAGACTGATGTGAGAAGAGCATTCAATCTTACATACAAACAAAGACCAATATTCTTGAGAAATTTTAATGGAGGAAGCTCTTCAGTTGTAGACATAGTTGAAGATACTATACTATTGCCAGAACACTTCTTTGTAACTGGTGAAGAAGTAGTATATACATACGATACAAGTACTGCAAGTCCGATAGGAATTGCATCTACAAGTTTTGCTGGTATAGGTACAACAAGTATTCTTCCATCTTCTGTTTATATCATTAAAATTAATGATCAGAAGATAAAACTTGCAAGATCCGCAGAAGATGCTCTCAAGACAACACCAAATGCTTTAAACATTACAAGTATTGGTGTTGGAACATATCACACATTTACTTCCAAAAAGCAAAATTCAAAGTGTTTGATTGCACTTGATAATTATATTCAGTCTCCAATTGTTTCAACATCAGTTACAACTGGACTAACAACTCACATTGGTCTTGTTGATGACATTATCAAATTCTCAGGAATAACATCATTCTTTAGTGGTGATCTAATCCAGATTGATAATGAAATTATGAAAATCAATACTGTCGGACTTGGTAGCACGAATTTCATACTCGTAGATCGCCCATGGATGGGAACTGGATTGTCAACACATTCAGAGTATTCAATTGTAACTAAAATTCAAGGGAACTATAACATTGTTGATAGCACTATTAACTTTATTACAGCACCTCAAGGACCTATTCCAATAGGAAGTTCAACAAATGCACCTGATGAGAGAGATTGGGCAGGTATAACTACCTTCTCAAAATTCCAAGGAAGAACTTTCTTAAGATCTGGAGTAGAAAATAGTAGTTCCGAATCATATGCAACAAATTATATTTTTGATGATATTTCGGAATATTTTAATGCAACTAGTAAAACATTTACACTTAAGGTCAATAAACAGAATGTAACAGGTTTTTCAACTGACAATGCAGTTGTCCTTATAAATGGTGTTTTCCAAGGTCCAACTGGACAGTTACCTATCACTCAAGACTATTCTTTAAGTGAAGGGTCTGGAATTAGTAGCATTACTTTTGCAGGATCTGCAACATCTGTTGCATATGACCCAAATAATGCAAGTATACCAATTGGCGGAGTAATTGTTTCTGTTGGATCTACTGAAGGATTTGGTTATCAACCTCTTGTTTCTGCAGGAGGAACTGCAATTGTTTCTATTGCGGGAACAATATCTTCAATTAGTATTGGCAATAGTGGATCTGGATATAGATCTGGGATTCAAACTACAGTAAGAGTGGGTGTCACTACAGCATCCACTGGAGCACCTACGATTCAATTTATTGGTACAGCAGCAATTAGTGGAGGAAACATCGTTAGTGTTGCCATCACTAATCCCGGATCAGGGTACACGGCAACAAATCCACCTCTTGTTATTTTTGATGCCCCACTATCATATTCTGATATACCTTTAATTTATAGTTCTTCTTCACCTTCTGGATTTGGCACAGAAGCAACAATTGATATCGTTGTTGGACAGGGATCAAGCGTTATTGATTTTGAAATCAAAAACTTTGGATACAACTATGGACAACAACAAATACTAACTGTTGCTACAGGCGGATTGACAGGAATACCTACAGATCCAACAAAACCATTTAAAGAATTCCAACTTACAATTGATAAGACAATATCAGATGAATTTGCAGGATGGCATTTGGGACAACTTGAAGTTCTTGACAAAATTGAGAATCAATTTGATGGAGTTAGAAAGTCATTTAACATTTCTCTAAATTCTACTCCAATCACCATAAGATCCGCAAAAGGATCCAATATTGATGTTCAAGCAACATTATTAGTATTCTTAAATGATATTCTACAAGTTCCTGGAGAAGGGTATACATTTACTGGAGGCAGTGTAGTAACGTTTGCAGAACCTCCAAAAGGAAATTCTCCTGATGGATCAATCGTAGGGGATAAATGTAAGATTCTTTTCTATAAAGGAAGTGGTGATGTTGATGTGGTATTCCGTGACGTTTTAGAAACTGTTAAAAATGGGGATAATTTGACAATTAAAGGTGAAGAAAAGAGATTAGTTACTACAGTTGTTTCTTCGGATACAGTAGAAACTAATCCATACAATGGTGAAGGAATTGATTCAAATCCAGCAAATCAAAGAACAGTTGAATGGTGCAAACAAACAACAGACAAAGTTATTAACGGACAAATTATAAGTAAGAGCAGAATTCTTAATGAAGCACTTATAAACCCAACAACAAATATAATTCAATCGGTGGGAATTGGATCTACAATTGTATATGTTGATAGTATAAAAACTTTCTTTGATTCTAAAAAAGAAAATCAAACTACAACAAATACGCAAAAAATTGTTCTTGTTTCTCAAGATAATATAGTAGGAGCATCTGCTAGTGCAGTTGTTTCTGCAGCTGGAACAATATCCTCTATCATCATCAATAATGGTGGAGTAGGATACTCTACTGCGCCAATGGTAACAATTGGAAATCCAGTTGGATTTGGAACAACTGCAAGAGCAAATGCATCATCAATTATTTCTGTTGGCGGAACATTATCCTCAATATCAGTAACTTCTCCTGGATTTGGTTATACATCAACTAATCCACCACAGGTTCTTATTGAAATTCCTGAAGTAGTGTATGAAGTAAATACCTCTTTATCATATGAAGGTGATTTTGGTATAATTGTTGGTATTTCAACAGTTTCCGTTGGAGTTGCTTCTACTGGAATTGTGTTTGATTTTTATATTCCGCAAAATTCTTTCTTGAGAGATACTTCAATTGTATCAACAGCAACTACAGTAAGTGGTATTCAAACTGGATATTACTTTGTTGTTAATAATAGCAATATTGGAAATGGAGTAACTTCTTTATATCAAAATGCTTCTACACTTGGAATTGGAACCCAATTCTTAGATAATGTTTATGAGGTAGCATCAGTTTCTATTGCACAAACTTCAGTTCCAGGAATTGCTTTGACCTATGTAACTAGGGTTACAACTAGTATTTCAAATTATAATTCATTATCTGGAATTGGATATAGTTCATTCTTTGGCAATTTCTCTTGGGGCAGGATACTACTTGGCAATAGAACTGATCCAAAATCTTTTAATGCTTATACTAAAAATGGATCAACTGGAATTGTTACTTCTTCTATTTTAAGTAGAGTTGCTCCTCTAAAATATGTCAATTATTCTTAAATAAATAGATAAAAAACTCTGTAAAATGTCAGCAATTATAACTGATCAACTTCGTATATTAAATGCAAAGGAATTTGTTGCTAGTGTTGCATCCACTAGCAACTCGTATTACACTTTTGTAGCACTTCCTAATGCAACTCAAGTGAGTTCTTCTTGGGATACTTCTCCACCTGATCCCAGAGACAATTTTGATGAAGAGAACAATTATTGGGACACAATGATTGCTCTCAAGAAAGTTAATTCTAGTGACGTTAAACAAGTTGTCAGAAAAGTAACTTGGCAATCTGGAGTTACTTATGACATGTATAGACATGACATAAAAGCAGAAAATCCATCAAAACCATCAAACGCCATTAGTTTGTATGATGCAAATTATTATGTAGTCAATTCTGATTATAGGGTTTATATTTGCCTTCAAAATGGAACTAATCCAGAAAATCCTTCTGGAAGAGCATCTTTAGATGAACCAACCTTTACTGATTTGGAACCAAGAGAAGCGGGAACAAGTGGTGATGGATACATTTGGAAATATCTTTATACAATTAAACCAAGCGACATTATAAAGTTTGATTCCACTAATTTTATGCCTGTCCCAACAGATTGGGAGACAAGCACCGATAATGCTTCTGTGAGAGATAATGCTGCAACAAGTGGACAACTAAAAATTGTTACGATTACAAACAGAGGTGTTGGGTTAGGAACAGCAAATAGAACATATACAAGAGTGCCGATTAAAGGCGATGGAACTGGCGCGGAAGCGACAGTTGTAATTAATAATAATTCAAAAATAGAATCAGTAACTATTTCCTCGGGTGGATCTGGATATACTTTTGGAACATTGGATCTTGCTTCAGGAAATGTTCCGACTGGATCAACAAGTCCAATTTTTAACGTAATTATTCCCCCTCAAGGAGGACATGGTGCAAATATTTACAGAGAACTTGGTGCTAGAAATGCTTTGATATATTCAAGAATTGAAAATGATTCGGAAAATCCAGATTTTATAACAGGAAATCAAATTGCTAGGATTGGAATTGTTCAAAATCCAGAAGCATATAATTCTTCTGAAAATTTAGGTCTAGATAAAGCAAGTGCAGTTTATGCTTTAAAATTAGTAGGATCAGGTTACAGTTCAGCATCTTTTACTCCAGACTCTTTTATTACACAAACTATTGGAGTTGGATCTACTGCAGTTGGTAGAGTTATTTCATATGACCAAACAACTGGTGTTTTAAAATACTGGCAGGATAGAACAACCGCAGGATTTAATACTAATGGGACTCAAAACACAAGACCAGTTTATGGGTTCCAATTAAATAAGTTTACTTCAAACCCAAATGGTGGTGGGTCAATAAGTATTCTTGGTGGGTCTACAACATTATCAATACAGACATCATTTACAGGTGTTTCTACCGTAATAAATAATAGAACATACTACCTAGGTCAATCTTTTAGTCAAGGTGTAGCACAACCAGAGGTCAAAAAATATTCTGGAAATATTATTTACGTGGATAATAGACCTTCAATTACAAGATCAACCAGCCAAAAAGAAGATATTAAAGTCATTTTGCAGTTCTAAAGAATTATGTCACAGGAAACAAATCTCAATGTAGCACCATATTTTGACGATTTTGATGCAAATAATGACTATTATAAAGTTCTTTTCAAACCAGGTTATCCTGTTCAAGCTAGAGAATTAACAACACTACAGTCAATTCTCCAAAACCAAATTGAAAAATTTGGTCAGCATTTTTTCAAAGAAGGTGCAAAAGTAATACCAGGAAATACTGCATATAGTTCTTCATATTATGCAGTAGAACTTGATAACAATTATCTCGGAGTCCCTCTTTCCGATTATATTAATCAGATTGTAG